CTAAAAATTGTTCGGCAAAGGTGACATAGCACCCCAACCAGTTTATATACATATGTTTTTTGTAAAGTGGCTTTCTTGTCGTTGCCACATACCATTGTGAGTGGTTTTCCTTAAAAAATAGGAGTGGTTCTTGTTCCATTTGTTCTGCTTGTTTACAAAGTTTAGACCACCACTTAACAAATACATTACTCTTTTGAGTAAATATTTTGTGATTGAATCCCATATCTTTATAATGTTTAACTTCTATGGTAAACAAGTTATGTTTATGTGGAACATATAGGTCGCCTTTTATAGCACCTGAACCACTTCCTGGTGTTTGCGTAAAATCAAGTTGTGTAATTCTAGTAAGCATAGCCGCACACTTGAGTTCTGCGTCATGCCCTTTTCGTCTACTATTTACCACTAAGTAACTTCTCCAGTTCTGTATAACCTCCAATACTTTCACCGTCTACAATAATCTGCGGGAAAGTCCTAGCAGTTGGGAATAATTCCCGTACATCTGCTGCTTGAAATTCTTTGCCCATCATTTTGTAAACTGTTTCATGTACTGCGTTATGGTTTTCTGCAAGCATTTTTGCTTTGCTACAGTATGGACAGTTTGGTATACTATAAATTTCTACTATCATTAATCTAACCTCGATATATTATCTTCTTTTACTATTTCTATTTTTTCAAGTAATGGGTGTGTCCAACCATGAGATACTAAATATGTATTTAGATTTTCTTCTTTTAGTAGGACTTCCACTACTTTTTCTTTACCTTGCTCGTCTAAGGCTTGGTTAACCTCGTCTAAGAAAAGTACATTAATTTGACTTCTACTAATTGAAGTCATAAGTTTTCGTATTGCAACTAATGTCGCAATATTTACTCTCGCTAGTTCACCACTAGAGAGGGCTAAAATATCAATAATGTTACCATTATCAGATACTTCTACATTTAGTTTATCGTTTGTTACAACGAAATTTATACTAAATCTACCATCAGAAAATTCTGCCAAGTAGTCATTAGTCATTACTTCTAACTCTTTGACAAGACTCTCTATCTTATACGCCAGTAATCCGTTGGTAGAAAATGCTTTCTTAAGCGTTTCAAGTGACGCCAAGTGTTCTTCTTTAGCTGATAATTCAGATTCAAGTTTATCAAGTTGACTTTGAAATTCCCCAGTCTGTTCAAGTATAATTCCAATTCTGGTGTTATGTCTTTCTCTTTTCTCATTCTCATTAATTACCTCTTGAAGAGCCGATTTAGCAGAGGCAATGTTTTCACGAAGTCCTCTAATCTTTTCTTGAAGGTCATCTTCATTGAGGACTGATGTAGAGAGTTCATGGTCGATACTCCTGTAGAGGTCTTCCCAATCTTTGATTTCTCTTTTTGCTGTCCTATATACCGCATTGTTTTTCTCCGCTTCTGTTAACTTCTGTTGCACATCTCGTGCGAATTTCCTGCAGTTTTCAACTCTTTCACTATGTTCTTTGACCATATTCGCTACGAAAGTTTGGTCGATTTCGCCATCACAAGTCGGACAAGTAGCATTATCTATTTTCGATAAGGCTTCGTATTTAGTTAACATAGCCTGTTCGTGAGTTTGTTCTGACTTCCAAGTTGCGATTGATTCTACATAGCTTCTAGTTTCAACTTCCTCAGGATGTTCTGCCAATAATCTTTTATACTCATGCAAATCAATATCATTTAACTGCTTTTTAAGTTGATTATTAAGATTTATTTTTTTGTTTTTTTCGGTGATATTTTCAAGTTCTATTAATAGTGAACGCAAAGCTTTCTCATCTTCTTCCGAGTAAAATGGTAAATCCATTTTTGAAAGTATGGAACTATCTTCGAGAAAATTGTCTTCCAACCATTTTGCAATAGTTGATATTTTCGCATTGATAGTTGTAACTTCAATAGAATTTACCCTTACTGCTTCTTTGAATGTCTCAAAGAAAGCGACATACTCGTCTAGTTTTAAGAGGTCAATCAGGAATTTTTTCCTGTTTGTGTCTGTCGCTGTTAGGAACTGTAAAGACGCATTAGTATTTTGATAAACTAATTGTGAGAAGGTCTTGAAGTCAATGCCAAGAATATCTCCTAAAGTCTTGTAGGTATTCGAGGCAGTATGAGAACTAATGTCCTCTCCATTTTTCGTTAACTTACATTTGAGTGTGCTACGCCGTATAACAGTAATGTTATATACATCATCGTCAACAGAAAAGTCAAGACTAATATCATATCCCTTGTTAACATATCTATTTGCAATATCCGCTTTCTTAACATTTTTACTATTTTTATTGAATAATATTTCTTCCAAAATTAATGGTATAGACGATTTGCCTACACCATTTGTACCAACTAATTGTGTAAGTGTGTCGGAGGATAAGTCCAACTCATTATTTGCCCCATACGAGAAGCAATTATCCCATGTTAGTTTTTGTAGAATAATCATTAAATACTCCCATTAATTTTTTAGTTTTTTCATCATCAAGAGATAGTATCTCTTTTAGATATATAATTAATTCATCAGAAATAGACATTTCACTACTTAAATTAAGTGTAGCTTCTGTTTCTCGTCTGACTACTTTTTTATCAAGTAAATCGGAGTTTTTAACCTGTGCTAAATCTTGCACATCTCCTTCTAGTTCATAGATAGTATGGTGAAAGTCTGTTTGCACCATTTTATTTGGGTCTTCCACAGTCTTACGAATAAGTTGTGGTAGGTCAAACTTATGCCATGTCCAATCAAAGTTATCATCAATAATTAGATACCCCGTTTGGACTTCGTTTCTATGAAAAGAAGTAGTCATTGGGCTTCCTGGGTACACAATATTTCGTTGAGTATTCTCGTGAGCATGTAAGTCACCAGCAAAAACCGTTCTAAACTTGTCAAATCTTTCCAAATCTACTTCAGGTATAACATGAGGGGGTATTTCACCACGAACATGGGTAAATAAATGTTCCGCCTCTATGTTTTCTATACTATTCTTTTTATGCAAATCTGCATATGGTAGAATTGCCCATTCCATTGTTCCAGTAGTTTCATAATAAGTTTCTGTTATAACTTCTACTAGAGGATTTATACTATTAGTGGCACGAATTAAATTACTAAAGAATGTATGATTCTTTTTAGTAGCCTCGTGGTTGCCGTCATAGATTATTGTTCTTACTTTAGTGTTCTTAACAAAGTCAAAATACAGAGTAAGTTCATCCATTGAAGGCACTCGATCAAACAAGTCTCCTCCAATAATATGTAGAGTAACTCCGTGTTTATCTATAGCGTCCTGCACTTGTTCAAAAAACATTTGATATCTACTACACGCCCAAGGCACAGGTACATTCTTTTGTCCTAATTTAATATGCCAATCTGCTGTAAATAAAATCATTTAATCCACCTAAATCCATGTAATTCTTTTTTATCAGACCAAACAAACCATGCGTAATCTGTTGCGTCTGTGCCTTTACCTGTAAAGGAAGGTCTTTTACTTAATATAATTAGGCCGTCAGGCGGAAACTGATTCCAAAAATCATGTCTAGCCTGACTCCCTAAGAAGTTTACTCTAAGTAACATTATTACTGTAGTAGAACACATCATAGAGTGTTCAATAAACTCTTTTGCTATTGAGAAGGGTGGATTTGTTAATATTAAATCAACTTCTCCATCCCACTCAAAATAGTCTTTGCCCTCTTGAATTTCTGTCCAAGAAGTTTCGATTCCTTTATTTTCAAGAAAAGATACTATTCTACCATCTCCCTTGCAGGGTTCGTGTGCTGTTTTAAACAGACTCCAATTTATTGGAAGTTTTTCGTAACACCACTCGGGAGTAGGATAAAAATCGTATGCGTTTCTAGCCAACGAAGTCCTCTCCTGGTTGCCATTCGCATCCAGTTAAACCACCAGCTTTAATAGCCTGTAAAGTTCTAAGAACTTCATTAGCATTTCTACCAGTGTCAAGTGCGTTCACACTTACATGTTGAACTATATTATTTTTATCAATAATATAAGTAGCTCTGTAACAAACACCTTCTGCCTCATTTACTATTCCTAGTTTATGAGATAGTCCTAGTCCACAATCTGCAGCTAGTGAGTGTTGTATATTACCAATGAGGTCGTTGTCTTGTTTCCAAGCTAATTTACAGAACTCATTGTCACCACTAATACCGATTACATTAGCTTCACTTACTAACATATCCATACCAGAAATTTCAGTAGGACAAATAAAAGTAAAGTCTTTAGGGTAGAAGTAAACTACTGTATAGTCGTGTTTAGTTGGCTGATAGTTTTCATGTACTGAAACCTTTACAAACTCATTCAACTGATTCACACCCTGCAAGTCAAATGCAGGAAACTTCTCACCTACCCCTATCATGATACATCAAACTCCTCTGATACTTCAGATGGAGTATCACTTCCTGAATCATTGATTCTTCTAAGAAGTTCTAACTGTGCATCAGCAGTTGGTCTAGGTAGAACATCATCCATTGACTTTAAGTTAGCCACTAAATCTTTCTCCCAGTCCTCTAGTTCTCTTGGTTTGCACTTAAGAACTTGTAATTGATATTCGACATTAAACACCTGTGGGCCAGTCTTCTTTCTTTTGAAATGGATATCATATCCTGTGACTGGGTCTGTTGGGTCTCCCAACTCTTCCATGGCGACTATAACTTGGTCGAACAATTTTCTTTTTAGATTAAGAACTTTTACAGTTTTATCAGCGTAGTCAATGCACTGGACGGCGTATGACCATCCACATTTAAGGTCTGGATAAAAGTCGCGAACATGGTCATGTTCTACATTGTTGAAAGTTTCGGAGTTTCTGTCAAAAGATAAACACTCCATAGGAATGTTTTTGCCATTCTCTCCTTTAATCCAATAGACATATCTAGGTAATAAGTCACCAACAAGTCTTACATGATGGTCTTCTTTACCTGCATAGTTATAGGTTTCGATTTTTTCTTTTTGGGCTGAGCCCTTGGTTTGGTTGAATCCAATTGCCATTTTAATTTCTCCATGTCTCCTCGAACATAAAGTGTATCCTTCCATCTTTTAATTCAAGCAGTCTGTTATTAGTTATAATTTCTTCTGATATCGGTGACATCAGAAAGTCTAGTGTGGTGTCTTTTGTATTGACATATTCATGATAGTTGCGGAATGATGCGACACCTGCATACTCCGCTACCTCTTTATCACTAAATGCCCGTCCGTGCTCCAGTAAATCTTTAGGATTTAAGATATAACTTTTGCCACCGAACTTGTACTTGTAAAACTTAAATGTTTTGTCATAATAGTTTTTAGGTTTAATCTTGTAAGTAATTATACGAAGGATCTGAATGATGTCACCAACATTTCCTTTGCTTACTTTTACAATCTTATTCCAATCAAATAACAACATATTATAACAAAATTTTAAACTCGTGTCAAGAACTATTTTTCTCAGGTATAGTACCATCTAAAGTTCCTGGGTTAGGCGCACTTGATAGTTCGCCATCGGTTCCCGCTTTCTGTCTTATCTTCTCAATATCTTTTGGATCCATGGTAGCGTGTACTCCTGCCATAGCCATATCAATCAGTTTACCTTGAAAAATGTGACTACCACAGTGCATTAATTCTATCATAGGTAATGCCCATATATCAATACCAAAACCTCTTACAGTTTCTGAAAACATATAATCTTCTGAAAGATATCTATTTTGGTCATTAATAATACAATCAAAGTATGCCATTATTTTTTCACCATCTGCAAATTCTCCTTCTCTAATATGGTCTGGAGTATATAATCTTTCAGGGTGGTGTTTATCGTATTCTTCAAATACTGACCTATGAATAAACATAAATCCTGTAGCACCCTCTTTAATTTTTACTGGTTCGTAAATTGGAGCTTGTCCATCTGGGTACTCGTGTGGTAATGGGTTAAATACCATATCCCCTGCAACCTTTTCTAATGCTCTTGGGTTTTCATCATACATACCGCTTTTAGCTGCATGTAATACTTTTTCCCAAGCAATAGTTTTCTTTGGATACAGCCCACAAAATACTTTTATGTCAGGATTTTCAGTTAGTAAATGCCACATATACATTACATCCATTGCACCCCAAGCTATATCACTATCTACAAAAAATAAATAGTCACAATCACTTTTTAAGAAGTTTGCAACACAGTAATTTCTAGCACGAGTAATTAAACTCTCATTAAACATGTAGTATATCTGCAGATGGAGTCCATGATTCATACATACCGCAGTTG